GACTGCAACTGTCTGAGATGCCCAAGTCCCAAGCAACGTGAACGGGGAGAGCAGGGTCAACCTCAACCTGAGTAATTCGGTTTTCTTTTTCAGCATCTTCAATAATCGCTCCATAATAACTTCCTTTGATTGCGGCAGACCACGAACATTCAAACTCTTGTTTATATTCGTCATCCCCCATTTCCTTACGGGCTGCGTCTAGCTCTTTTTGATCTAAGACCTTGGTTTCTGATGCCCGATATATTTTACGAAACCACTCTGAGTCTGTTTTTGTGTCCTCAAATAACCGCCAAAAATGATTTTTTCCTTTTGGCGTTCCAATAAAGATTGCCCATCCTTTTCTGTCAACTAAAGCTGGCCGTATAATTTCACTCCACACACGGGGCGACATATCTGCATACTCATCTAATACTACACCATCTAAGAAAATACCACGCAAAGCATCTGGATCATCACCTGCACCAGCAAGACGTATTCGGCTTCCGTTAATTAAATCAACCCGTAATTCTGACTGGTTAATCTTAGTCCCAGGCATATCCTTGGTGTAATAACAAAGATAATCCCACGCTACTTGTTTTGCCTGGCGGTAATATGGAGCAAGGTACATGAACCGCCCATCTTTACGTTCAGTTTGAATTTCTAGGGCTTTTCTTAATAACTCGGTAACTGCGTAAACACTTTTCCCCCATCTTCTGTGGCTGACACAAATTTTGAAGCGAGATTGATCTGCATGAAGATCATACTGCTGTGGTCGTGGGGTATATGGAATTGTTATGTCCATTATGCACCAAAAAAAGTTTCCATATCCATTATTGTTTCTGCGGAAGTAGGCAACAAGGGATGAGAGTATAGCTTTACGATTTGTTTTACCATGCCCCGTGGGATGTACCAAACACCTCCAACATCTTCTTCCAATAAGTTAGGACCTACACTTTGTGCTACTGCAATTACATTATTTTTGTTAGAGGGCACAACCCACCCTGTTGTATAAACGACAGGTAGCTCTACCTGCTCTGCTTCTTTTACATCTACCCACCCCGAATGATTTTCTGCATCAACCCATACTACACAAACAAACTCAGTCATTTTTTAGTATTCCATCTCTCTTTAGCCCGAATAGACCATCTTTCAAAGGTTTCGCTGTCAATATCTGCATTAACTACGGTAGCTTCTTTAGGAATTGAGGTATGTAATGCCACTACTTCTCCGTCTTTTATTTCTACAATAGCAGGGCCACAAAACGCATCTTTACTAAAACCAGTCTGGTTTTTCTTAATTGCTCGTACTTCTTTCATGCAAGATGATAAAGATTCCATAGGAATATACTGTGTGAGTTTGTTTTCCTGGTCATTCATGTTGCCAAACATAAACATGACAATAATGCTAATGACCTCCATTAACTTCTCTCACTCTGTTTTTTAACGTTTCAATATCCTCCAACATTTTATTAATATCTTCCTGCGCCCGCTTAATATTGACAGTATTCGACATCATGCTTTCCATCTCGTCTTGTATGTTCTCAACTTGAGAACTCACAAATTCTATGAGCAAGTCTTGCTGCTGATCTGCTGGTAGGGCACCCATTTCCCCTCTGGGCCATTTAATCCGAAACTCAGTATTCTGTGCGACTTCGTTGACTTTAATAATTTCAATAGCGTTTTGTAATCTATTAACCTCAGACTCCAAATCTTTTTGCATAATTTCTCTTGAGGTTTCCAGTTGATTTAATCGTTCCTGAATACCGAAGAAAGCCCATACACCAACACTTACTGCTACCACAATACTGATTAAGTTCCGCATTGGCATAGATATAGCGGTGTTATCAGATACCTTCATCTTGCAGCGCTTGATCCAAAGTAGAAGCTAATAATTGCAGCTAACGTATGTAAATACATAGGTGCAAGGGGAATACCATGCACTTCAGTCCAGATTACTTCTGAGGTTGAGTTCCAAATAAAGGGAATCGAAAATGCGCCATCTTGGGTTTCAGATACCATAATGGGTACACCAAAGAACGGCGCAGCAAACGGCACAGCTACAATAGCAATTACGCAGATAAGAGCGATAGTTCGTCTTGTCCATGCAAAGTTCTTGTCCTTTAGGCCATGATCTCTGGCCTTCTGGATCAATTCCGCCTGGGCGTTCATAGCCCGTAGCTTCATTTCTTCTTGCTTGGCACGAGCTTTACCCATTTGCCCAAGCATAGTTGTTACGAATCCTAATATTGATCCGCCTAACAAAGTTGTAACCAATTCCATGTTATGAGTCCTGCGGCTTGTCCCAGACTTGGTATAAGCACCAGTCTGTGTGTGGTTCTTCCCAAATACCGACAGCTAATGCTCGATCAGGAGAACCACCCTTCTGTAAATAATCTTCTCGCCAATTTAGATTCGCCCAAACACTAGGTCTGTGACGCTGCCATTGGTCATGGCCTTTTTTACAGGCCCACAATCTTTCAGGGCAAACCAAGGCCATTCGCTCTACCCCAATAGTAAAGGCATGGTCAATGAATTTTCTTATTTCCTTAAAGGGAGGATTTGTAACCAGCAGCTTTGCTGGTGCTTTTTTAGTTTCAAAAAAATTATCCCCTGTAGCAATATCACCTTGAATAACATCTGTACCAGTTAATCTGATTGCATCTGCAAACCGCCCATCACCACAACAAGGTTCCCATACTTTTTCCGACCCAAGAGGCAAAGACAGCCTGCTGACTACAGCCCCAACTACTGTATGTGGTGTAGGGTAGTAATCGTTAGGTTTGCGGCCCTTATTCATTTTTCTCTATTGAGTCAGGCACAGGGGTCACATCAATGATCTTCCCTTCATCTGGGCGTTCCAATGCAAACCGTACCGTTATATTTTCAGGCACACCTTCATGCACCGTCTTATTCGTATCTTGCCAGCCATCACGGGCCTTCAACCAAAATATACTAGCTATCGTATCCTTGCCGCTAATTGCCCGACCATATAGACTCTTGGCGACAGTCATATTAGCTCTCGCAACGCCTGTGTCCAGTTCATCCCGATAAAATTTTCGTAAAGTCTTGGGGGCAATATCTAATAACTTAGAGATCATGGTCTGTTCCATCCCCATTCCAACTGCCTCTAAGACCATATTCCTTGACTGGTCAGTAGGCTTATGAGGAGGCCGACCAGCTTTTTTTATTTTTTTTAGATTTTGTTCTGGAGCTTCGTTACGTCTTTGTTCAATTTCCATAGCTTTATTTCTATCCGTATTCTTCTTATCCACTCTGATTCAAAGCCACGCCTTAATACATAGGCACGACCTATACTTAGAAAAAAATAACAAGCTGTAATTCCTGTTGCCTGGACAGGAGAAGGATGTATCCCAAATAACGGCAACCCCCAAAATGTAAATGCCCAACTCACTATGAGGCCTACTACCGCATTTGTATTCGCCTCAACAAATGACATCAATTTACTTTGTGGGATCATTTTTTTATATCTCCGCAGTATCCTGTTTAGAGGTACACTCCTTACACAGCCGATTACCAATCCAATTCGACTTAAATTCCACATTACACTTCAAGCATTTGCGTACTTTAGCAACATGCTTTGGGTTCTTGTCCTTGTCAGGACTGGTAATAGAAATGTATTTAACATTCATTTACCGTACATAGCAAGGACCGCCAGCCAACACAAGGGAGGTAAGTGTCGGCTGCGCTGCTGCATCAGTTATATTGTGCGCTGCGGGAAAGACGGAGAACTTTCCAACGGTCAAATTCTGGCATATCTTGAAACTAGGGATACGTCAACTGAACTGGTTTGAACTGGTTTGTAGAATGGGGGTTTGGGGTATGGGAGAGGTACTCTTAGGTTCATATATATACATACCCCCCTACCGACATAGAACAAAAAAAGAACAAAACAAGAACAAAGCAGGGTCCCTCTTGAGGGTAGGTTTCGGGTAGTGTGGCACATATATCACACGCAGAAGCAAGGGTAGGGTTGCCCTACCTGGGTAGGTGCTGGCTACTCCAACCCAAAGCCCAGCCTGGCCAGGGTAGGTTCTGGGT